GTCCATTGACACCATCTGTCACGAGTCGCTTCATTTTGGTACGGGAGTCATGCTTCTGAATAAGATAAAATCCATCTCCCTCAAAGAGCCCGGCGACGAGGAAAGCCTTGCGACGATAACGGGACAAACCGCGCAACGGATCGCGGATTATCTTTACTCACTTATTTGAATGGCGGAAAAGACCGTAAACTTCTTCGAGCTTTCCCACTTCTCCCCGAAGCAGCAGGAGGCTTTGTACGCCACGGAGCAATATAAGTTCACCCTCTACGGCGGTTCGATGGGCGCGGGAAAAAGCTACTGGCTCCGCTGGTCGTGCATTTACTGGCTCCTGAAACTGGCGGCGGAGACGAAGCAGCCGGGCATACGCGCGGCTTTATTCTGCGAGGACTACGGCGCCCTGAACGACCGGCATATCTCCAAGGTCAAGACGGAGTTCCCGGCGGCGCTCGGAAGCTATAACGAACAGCGGCACGAGTTCCAGCTGAATCCCCACTTCGGCGGCGGCATCTTGGCTTTCCGCAACCTCGACGACCCTTCCAAATATCTTTCATCCGAGTTCGCCGTCATCGCCGTCGATGAGGTCATCAAAAACTCGAAAGACACTTTCAACATCCTCCGTACCCGTCTCCGTTGGATGGGTGTCCGGCGTCCCGTCTGGCTGGGGGCGACGAACCCGGGAGAAGGATGGGTCAAGCAATACTGGATAGACCGCGCCTTCTCCCCTTCCGAGCAGGAGCCGAAAGAGTTTTTCTACGTCGCCGCCCTGCCGAAAGACAATCCCTATCTTCCGAAAGAGTACTTCGCTTCTTTGGAATCCCTGCCGGAAGCGGAAAGGAAAGCGTATCTCGAAGGCGACTGGTCTGCTTTCGAAAGGAACCTCGATGACGACGGCTACCAACCCCTGCTCTCATCTTCCGAGATCAAGAACGCTTACATGGAATCTCCGATGCATGTCGGGTACTCTTCCCTCGCCATCGACCCTGCGGGCGGCGGCGATAACTCCGCCATCGTCCTGTGTTCGAACTTCTGCGCGCAGATCATGTTCAATCAGAAGACGAACGACGTGATGACCCTCGTGCCGCAGGTGGTCGGCATCTCGCAGTCCTACGAAAATCTCCGCATCATCTACGTCGATCAGACGGGCATCGGCAAAGGTCTCCTCGACCGCCTGAAAGAGATCTTCAAGAACCATCCGACCATCAAAGTCAAAGGCGTCTCTTTCGGCGGCATGACCTCCGACAAGAAGATGTTCACGAACCTGAAGGACGAGATGTACTGGAACTTCCGTAATTGGATACTGCGGGGCGGCAAGCTCGTGCGGGACGACGGCTGGGTGAGCGAACTCTCCTCCATCCGCTTCAAAGAAGCTTCCGCTTCCATCCACATCCAGAGCAAAGACGAGATGCGCCGTCGCGGTTTCAAGAGCCCGAACTGCGTCGATGCGGCGGTGATGACCATGCTCGCGCCGAACTTCGAGAAAAGGGAGCTCGCCGCCGCACATCCTTGGTCAGACCGCATTGACAGGAACTGGAAAGGGCTCTAAAATCATTACAATGACACCCGAAGAGCGGATGATACAATATACGAAGTTGATACTGGCGGTGACGTATGGTTCTCTCATTCTTTTTTTCCTGTATGTAATTTCTCTTAAATGAAACACTGCTCGCGGCATCGCGTCTTCGGTGACTGCCATCTCTGCCTGATCCATGTCGGCGGACGGGACAAAGAAGGCCGTTTGATAACGCAGGTCTCGCAGGAAGGATGGTACAAATGCGCCGACGGTTCGATACGCGACCCGCAGGGCTATGAGTGGTTTGGCAACGACGGCATCACGGGCGAAGTGGAGGGGCAGAAAATAGAGAGGGATTCCATCGTGGGCAGCACTATCGTTGTCCGCGATTTTAAGTTCGCCACGAACCCTTTGCTCAAGTGCGACCCGAAAGACTTCTTCGCCCACTGGAAACCGACGATAGAAGCGACGATGGTGGAGACGGGATGGGAATACGACGAGGAGACGAGGAAAAATCCCGCCGTGACGATGGGACAGACGGAGGACGGCTTCATTCATATCCACGTCAGGATGCGCCGGAAGAACTGGAAGAACCGCGAGAACATCTACGCGGGCGCACGTCAGGGACAGCAGGCTTCCGTCGGAAGCAAAGCGCTTGCAAAAGCAGGAGCGAAAGATGTCCATATCTACGGCGCGGTCGAGACCGAGAGGGTCGCCGCCGATATCCTCTCCCATAAGAAAAAATAAATATGGTATAATAAAAAGATGAAGACACAAAAAGTTGGTGATCAACCGAGCATGGCGGGTTGGATTCCTCCGTATGGGACGAAACAATCCATGCCGAAGACGACGCCGAAAAAAATGACGCCGAAAAAGAAAACGGTTCCCACGAAGAAGACGCCGAAGAAAAAGACGATGCCGCAAGCTCCGAAGATGACGCCGAAGAACATCGCCCGCGCGGCGAATAAAATGTTCGGATAAATAAAATAAAGATGGCAGAAGAAGAGAACAAGCCGATACGCAGTAATCTCTTGAACCGCGTGATGACCGAATACAATGAAGGTCAGGATTATTTGCGTTCCAAAAAATTGAAGCAGGTTCAACAGCTTATCCTGTACAACAACCTGATGAGGGACGACCAGAGCATCTCCTCCTCGATGCTTCCTTCTTTCTTCAACCGCGTCTTTTCGAATTTATACTCCGACGTCCTGCAGACGACTTTCATGCCGACGGAGGACTCCGACTACAAAAAGACGGAGACTTTGAACAAGCTCTACCAATCCGATTACAAGGAGATGGAGATGTGGATTTTGAACTACGACTGGACATGGGACGCCTGTTTTTTCGGAGCGGGATATATCGAGACCTTGCGTTTCGACAAGGTGCATAAAGTGATGAAGCCGGAAGTGGTCAATCCCCTGTACCTCGTGCACGACCCTTTCTTCTCCGACGTGAGGAAGTGGCGCTACTATTCGAAGTGGAAGACCTTCTCGCGCTTCGAACTTCTGAGGATGAAGAAAGCTTTGTCTCCTGGTTTCGACATCACCCGCATCTCTGCGGGTCTCGAAGCGGAATTATGGGATTATAAGAATCGGAGGGATGCCGCTCGCATGGGCGTGAATGTCGCCGACTCTTCCAATTCGACGAACGACATCTATCAGATTTTGGAACATATGACGGTATCCGCGCCGGGCGATGTGGACTCCGACGGGAAAATGATACCCGAAGGGAAAAGGATCATGGTCTGGACGGACAAGATGTTCTCGCAGGAGATGCTCGTCGAAAGGCTCGGCAAATATATTTCCGACGACCAGTCGTGGCCCATCGTCAAGAAACAGATATTCCGCGAGCCTCATTCTTCGCTCGAGATATCCGTCCCCGACCTCATCGAAGACAAGCACCGTGCGCGGAACGTCTTATTGAACCTCGCTTTCCTTGCGGCGAAAGACGATGCGAATCCCATTTACGTTTACAATCCCGAACATGTCACGGACGTGACGCAGTTATATTCCCGCCAGATTTTGCAGCATATCTCCGTTGATGACTTGGACAACGCCGTGAAGCCTTTGCAGACCCATGCGGCGATGAGCACCTCGCTCAACGCTTTCATGTCCCTTGTCTCTTCGGAAGCATCCGATGTCATCGGTACGGCGATAGTCCAGCCGACGATACAGAAAGGAAAAAAGTCGGCAACGGAAGCGGCGATGATGCAACAGGTCGCCGACCAGACCTCTTCTTTGCAGGCGAAGGTCATCTCCATCGCGGAAAAAGAATTTTGCTCGCATTGGTATCTCCAGCTCATCAACCCGAAGAATATGCGGGCGACGGATATGAAGATCATCACCTTGACCTCCGTGAACGGGATAACGCAGGAGAGCGTCAAGCTCGATGATTTCAAAACGAAGTACCCGCCGAAAGCGGAGATCATCTCCAAGAAGGAAGCGGAGTACAAAGAACTGGTCGTGCGCCGCGACCTGATGCAGAACTATCCCATCATCACGAAGAATCTCGACCCCCGTTCTTTGGACAAGTTCAACAAATACGTTTACTTCCCGAAGTTCGGGATGCAGGCTTCTACGATAGACCTTATCGTTCCTTCGAGCGTCGGACAGATAAAAGCCCGTATGGAGAACGAACTCTTGGAGAAGAACAAGTTCACGCCCGTTTCCCCGCAGGACGACGACGAAGACCATTTGTACGAGCACGCGATGGCGAAGAATACGCCCGCGAAGTGGGCGCACTATTTCATCCATCAGCGTCATCTCGCCATCAAGCAGAAGCAGAAGGAAGACCAGGAAGCGAAAGAACAATCCTCCGGCGGCGGGCAAGGCGCGAATCCTCCTTCGCCTCAACCGCAGGGTGGTGCGGGTCAGACGAAGAACAACAAAATTCCCATTCAAGCCGATAAGCAGAACCCGGAGAAGACCGCAGTCCCTTTGGCAAAAGAAGCGCAAAATGACACCCAGCGCAAAGGTCGTATCTTGGCTTAAACGATAAATATGTTATGCTGAAAAAAACATGACCAAAACAAATTCATTTGAGTTAGCGAACGTTTCGACGGCAGGTTCCGCTTCGGCGACGTGGCAACTTTCCACGCTCGTGCCGATGGCTCAGGAAGCAAAGCCGAATTACAAAGAGACCGTAGTGGTCTGCCATCTCTCCGCCTTGTCGGGGACATCTCCCACGATGCAGTTCGATGTTTACGAGCTCTTTGATAACGCGTGGATTCATGTGGGAACCACGGGTTCCATGAGTTCGCCGGATGACCGCGTCATCGACTCTGGCGGAGGTATGACCTCTTCGGGCGCCACCTTCTCTTCCGGTTCGAATACGGGAACGCTCCGTCTTCTTGGAAAAGGTTCCGATCTAAAGGTCGTAGGTTCGACCACGGGAACCATCGGCACGATAGCCTTCACGGTTGCCCTTGCGTTGTATGATGCATAAAGAAAATCATGCCGACGACGAAAGCGGGCGCGAAAGTAAAAAAGAAATTAGAGTCAGAGTACGGGCAGAAGAAAGGAGATTCCGTGTACTTCGCCCTTCAAGTGAAGGGGAAAGGAGGAAAAGGGAAGAAGAAGTGGGAGGGTGCGGGCGGCACGGGCAAGCTGGCGAAGGCGAAGAAGACGTATGCCAGTCGCCATAAGAAAGTTGCTCGGGCGGCAAGCAAAGTGATGCAGGGATAAAGAGAACATCGTCGGAACGATGTGGTCGAAAAATAAATCAAAAAACAACAATAAAATGCTTAGGCAAAATTATCCGGATACGGTATTCACGTTGAGCGAGACGACGGGTGTTTCGGGTTCGCAGATTTTCACGCTCGGTCTGTACGATTTCAATACGCTTCTGGCGAAGTTCTATGTCCCGACATTCGTGGCGGGCTCTTCTCCGACTCTCGATGTGTATCTGCAGACGCAAGACCCTTCTTCGGGGACGTTCCGTGACCTCGTGCATTTCGCGCAGGTTACGGGGACAGTGACGGAAACGCTGGCATACTTCGCGAGCATCGGCAAGCCGACGGGCTACACGGGTTCGGTTCCGACGGGCGCTTTGGCAGCCGGTACTTCGAGCACCTTGCCCCTTATGAGCCGTGGTATGCGTGTCGTGTACACCTACGGCGGGACGAACATTGTCGGTTCTCCAACGGCTACTTTGACGTTGAGTGCGATCGACCAGTCATCTTTGGGAAATTAAAGATATAACTTAAAAAAGATATGGACATAGGAACTGACGTCCAAAGGAAATTCGATAATGACGATGCTTCGCGCAATAAAGAGGCTCGTCGGGAGATGGAGAGGGCGCTGATGACGGTGGAGGCAGACCTCACGGAAGCGGTACGCCTATGCGACGCTCTGAAGGAACTCGAGGACTTCCACGCATGGGTGACATTCAGGAATATCATTTTATCGCCTTCGCTTACGAAAGTAAGGAAAGAGATAGAAGACCTGAACCGCGAGCTTGGCAAGAAAGATGTCAAGCCCGAGGAAAAGCAGAAGATATCCGCCCAGCTCATCTACGACAACTCTTTCTACGAGATACTGCTCCTGATGTCGGACTTCGAACATATCAGGAAAGACAATCAGAACAAGCAGAAACTGCTTCAAAGTCGAATAAAGGAATTAAATAAACAGCTTGAAAAAAATGCCAAAGGATAAAAACAAGGAAGGCGAAAATACGGAGGTTGCGGTGGCGGTGGCGGAGGCGAAACCTCTTTCCATCGAAGCCTCCATCGAGGAAGGTGTCATCCATTCGAGGGTGTATCCGCAGATACGGGTCGGCGTGTGCGAGTTCCACGGCACTCCTTATGGGGTTGTGGACAAGAACACGCTGAAAGGGAAATGTATGCATATCTGCAAGAACGATCCCCTCTGTCCCCATTCCAAGACGGGTTGCCCGTGGGAGGAAGGATATACGGGAAAAGAACAGCCCCGTCCCGTGTGGGACATCATCGACGGTGAACAGGTTCAGGTAGGAATCGAGAAGTATTGCCGCCACGAACACAATTACAAAGGTTTGACGATGCGTTGTACCTACTGCCCGAAAGACGCGAACATGCGCGGTACGGTCTTCGGCAGGACGTTGTATGTGTTCGGCAGTCCCGATGACGACAGCAAGCTCATCGTATGCTGCTCGGACTATCGGTGCATCACGAAACATCAGCAACGCTTTACGCGCAGGGTGGTATAAAAATTAAAGGTCAATAAAAAAGTCAAACACTATTATGCCAGACGAAACAACCCTCAGGAAACCGGGTGAAGGAGCTCCGCAAGATACGGGCAAGGAGACGACTGTTGCAGCCCCAAAGGTCGAAAACAAGACAGACGATTCGGCGAAAAAGATAGCCGAACTGGAAAGCCAGCGTTTGAAAGACAAAGCCGATGCGGATGCGAAGATCGCGGCGCTTGAGTTCGAGAACGGATTCAACAATGCCGCGAACAAGTATCCTCATGCGGCGGAGTACAAAGACCGCATCCAAGAACTTGTCAAAGGTGGCAAGACCGTGGATGAGGCGACGGTACTTGTTCTTCACGGCGAAGGGAAACTACAGACCCGACAGGACATCGAAACGGCGACAACCCGCGAGATGAACATGGGAGGTTCTGCGGACTTCCAACCGCCACGCGGTCAGAAGAGGCCGGAGGAGATGTCCCAAGAGGAACTCCGTACCGCCCTTATCGCGGAGGAACAGAAAGGTAATTTCAAACTGGTCGAAGGTTAGGCGTTCTTATACCCGGATTGTCTTTTGTAGAAAATGGCAACAGGACTCACTACCACTACACAGTGGTCAGCACAACTCCTCATCAACTACGTCACGTCAATCGTGCGTCACTTGGAGCCTGAATTGCAGTTCGCCAAGCTCGGCGTGAAGAAAGACGTACCGAAGGGTTTCGCTACGCTTGCTTTTCCGCAGTCTTCGCAGATCGGAACTTCCAGCGTCTCCCAGATCACGGAAGGTCAGGATCCCTCGGCGTACCAGTGGGCATCGGCGGCTTTCACTTCCGGTGTCACGCAGTACGGTATCGTCGTACAGGTGACGGACATTCTTGTGCGTAACTCGGCCATCGAGGTTGTCGATAACTGCGCGCTTGAAGTCAAGTTGGCTTTGGGACGTCAGCTCGATAACTCCTTGCAGACGACGGTCAATGGTTCTTCGAACGGCGTGATCTATGCGGGCGGCAAGACGTCACGGGCTTCCTTGACGGCTTCCGACCTCATGGACATCACGGCGTACACGAAGGCTATCCGTAATCTCTCGGGCGTGAACGGCAACGGTCTCAAATCGTTCGTCGGCGGATGGTACGCGGTCATCTGGCATCCGAATCAGGAGTTCGACGTTATGTCGAACACCGGTGCGGGTGGCTGGCTTGACACGGGTCGGTACACTTCGGTCAATGACCTTCTTGAAGGCAAGATGGGCGATTACCGTGGTGGCCGCTCCATGCGCTCCCCGAACGTGCAGACGTTCAGCTCGACGGTCACGGTCTATCCCGCGACGTTCGTCGGCCATGAGTCGTTCGGTTGGGGCTTCTTCCAGCCGATAACTCCTTACATCGTTTCGACCCCTGACTCCAACAATCCGCTCAACCTCTATACGAGCATCGGCGGCAAGTTCGGACTCGGCTCGACCCGGTTCGAGGATACTTCGACCTCATACCGCATCGCACGCGTGGAATCAGCCGTCTCCGCGTAGGTTTAACCTGCCCCCTCTTGTGAAGGGGGCGGTCATAAACCCATGCAATTATTATCTGTCATCCAAGCGGCGCGGACATATCTTCAGACCGATTCGAACGGCCTGCTTGACGCTGATGCGATAGTCCTTGCGAACGAGGCTCTCCTTGCTTCAACGAGCGATATGATACTGCGCGGCATCAACGCCGCTCAGGTCATCGAGGCGTATATGAACGCCACCGACCAAGTGGGCATCTATTCGTGGCCTGACGGCGTTTCCTCCTCGTGGGTTCCCGTAACGGGTTCCACGCCGACGGCGGAGATGTGGATGCTGAAGACCCTGAACGTCAATTATCAGGACACCACGGAGAACAACTATATCGAAGCCAATCTTATTGACGTCGGTAATCTGCCGAACGGTCAGGGATACATGTGGCTTCGCAACAACTCCGTCACGCGCAATCCGCAGTTCGACAATCGCGGCGCGACTTTCGAGATATTCCCCGCGCCGAACAATTCCGTGGACGGGCAGAATTTGACGAAGTTCTTCTACATGATGTACTTCGCCGCGCCGACGCTTTACGCTTCCGACTCCAGCAACGTGCTGTATCCTTTCAACCTCAACGTGAACGTCTTAGCTTCCCGCATGGCATGGATACAATCTTCAAGGAGCAACGAGGAATCACAGCTTCGCGCGAAAGAGTATCAGGCGATCAACGCTTCCGAGTCGGGAAAGCTCGAGCAGATACTCAAAAGGGGAAACCAAAAGTCGCCTTCTCCCCAAGGGATCCAAACGACGGGGTATGAATTTTAATGGCAGCTACAAAAGTTCTCACGAAAGTAATCGACAATTTTACGGGCGCCCTCACGGCTGATCTCATAGGAGATATGAACTCGGGTCTCCAGCCTATCTCCGCCGCCCCTTTCGGACGGCTGCCTTTTGCGAATCCGCTTCAAACCAAAGGACTCGCTTTTATCGAGGCGACATACAATATGACGGGGAGCCTTCCGACGGCGACCATCGTACCTACATTCAAAGCGCAATTTCCTGTTTCCAAATCGAGCACTTCAGGAGCGAATGTCGTAGGCTTCGATACTTCGGGAGCTGCTTATGTCATTCAGGCATCTGACCTTACGAATGTTACGCCAGACATAGATCAGGTCTCGAAGCTCGTCGGGCTGAACGGGCAGGATACTATCGTCGGTGGCGGCGGCATTTTCTTCGATGCGAACACCCCTGCGGGTCTCGGGACGATAATCGTGGGCACGGACGCACAGCAGTCTTCGACCGCCAAGACCTGCGCTTATTATCTCTCGGGAACCGGTTCGAGCACCGCCGTGGCTTTAATGCAGAGCGGCAGTGCTTTCCAACCCGTTACTTTCGGTTCTGCTGTCTTTACCATAGCCGCGCCTCGTCCGATGTTGAAAGCGGGAAACGGTTCCCTGTATATTGGAAACGGAAGGAATATCGTCTCCCTCAATTCCAGTTATTCCGCCGTGAATCAGCCATTGAACACGACGGACAACTACGGCGATTTGAACCCTTCGCTTCCGCAAGACCAAGATATAAAAGACATGAAGACGTCTTCCGACGGACGCTATATCATACTTGCTTCATCAAACGTACCTACTTCGATAAATGACATTCAGCCAGCCATCTATCAGCCTATCATGGGAGTTCTGGGATATTGGAATCAGACCGATGCCGCTTTATCCACGCTCCAGTATTTTCCCGGCATGAACATAACCGCTATCGCCGTGACGCAGACAGCTTCCGTGATGTTCGCAAAAGACCTCGACGGCGTGGGCATCTTTGACCTTTTGGGGAACGAGCTTGCGCGTTTCGAAGACACGGGGAATTCGCTCTATCCTCCCATGCCCCACTCCGTTGATGTTGTCGGAAAATACGTCTTTTTCCTTGTCTCCGGGAAAACCACGGTATCGGTATGTTGTTTCGACGTGACCACGAACAAGTTGTATGTCCTTGCGATCGAGACTGGACTGACCGCAGGTTTTATCGTCGGCGGTCTCTCCGTTCCTACCACGCATAATAATGTTTTATCCTCAAGTGCTTCGAAAGAGATAACCCGTTCCAAGCTTTATTATTTCATCAAGAACGACTCGGGGCCGAACTTTCTTTCCCGCGTCATCCATCTGCAATACTATTCCGGGAACATTCAGGGGAATTACGCGACGCAGGTTCAGGAGTTCGGTCATAAGATGCGTCCCGTCGAGGCGCGCGTCTACATGCCTCCGATGACGGGAACCACCAGCTTCACGCTCCAACTTTATGACGCAGGATTGAACAGTCTCATCTCGAAGACATATTCATATGCCGCAGGTTCCGACCCGACGCTGGCGCAGGGTTCTTTGAACATGGTTCGCTTCGGTCTCTCGATGAAAGCGGTCTCCGGCTTCGGCTTCATGCTTGCCCCTTCTTCATCGCTTCCGTTCTATCCGGAGAAAGTTGAGATAGATTACTTGGAACAGGATAACCCGGGAACCAATTAAATGTTCACGCCCGACCAAAAAAGCGAGATACAGACGATAGTCCGCCAGCTTCTTTCGAGCGGCATCGTGGACAAGAAGGTTTCCGATATTCCTACGGATTATTTTGATGTCGCCATAAAAGGATATGTGGACAACGCAGGAGCGGCCGCAAGCGGCATCGGTTCCGGCACCACGACGGTTCAGGCCACTTTTACGCCGACCAAAGTTCCCATCGTCACCAAGTCTTTCGCAAACGGCATTACGTTCGATTCGGGGAATGGCAGGTTCAAAATATCCAGTGCGGGACAGTATCTTCTTATCGGGTTTGCCTATTTCTCGAATCCCTCGACTGCTGACGTCTCCTATCAGAGCATGGTCTACCAGAACGGGTCGAAGGTATGCGCTTCCTATTCCGCGCCCCATGCGACGGGCGTCGTGGTAGCGGTTCCCGCAGTCATCATAGTGAATTGCGCCGTCGGAGATTACATCGAGCTCTACGCCCAGACCGGATCGAGCTCGACGCAGCCCGTTTCCGGTTCGTTGAGCTATCTTTCCATAGCAAAAGTATAATGTTATAATTTATATACATGGCGAACATTTTTCAAAAACTTCTAGGTGGTGCGGAGACCGTCGCGAAAGACGTAGAAGCGATTCCGGGTGATATTGTGAGCGCTGATAAGCAGGCACTTTCTTCCGTAGCCCATGCGGTTATCCCTTCTTCGACGACGCAGATAACTCCAGCACCTAACACCCAAGCAGCGGCTACGGCGGCTCATGCCGCTTCCGCGAAGAAGTACGGCCCCGTACCGAACGCCCCTTTGGTGAACACGGCGCAGACGCAGACTACTCCACAGGCGAATACTCCTGCTACCTCGACTCCGGTAGTGAATACGGGAAGCGAAAGTTCGGGACAATCTTCCGTTCCCCCTCCCGGAGCTTCCGCCGCCGAAGTCGCCTCTTTCTATGCGGCGCACCCGTTCTATTTCCAGCCGGGAGAAAGCGTCGCGGCTTATACCGCGCGGGTGACGGGACTCGGCGGCGCGGCTCCCGCAACAACTTCGACGGGCGCTTTGGATACCGGCTTCATGTCGGAGAGCGACCAGCAGTCCGTCGCCGACAGCATGAACGACGGCATGTCTTCGGAAGACGTGAACTCGGGCGGTTCCGCTTTGCAATCTTTCAACGATTCCGTCACCTCATCGAATACGGACGGCGGCGCGATGGGTGCGGCGGAGACGCAGCTTTCGAACATAATGAATGACTTTAGCACTCCTCCTCCTTCATTGCTAAAGGCGTACAATGACCTGATGGCGTCTTCGGGACTGAATGATGACCAGCTAAAATTATTGAACCTCGATACGATAATGAACGGAACGGAGGACGACATCCGTTCGGAGCTTACGAGGAACGGAGGCTTCGCCACGGAGTCGCAGATCTCTGCTTTAACTTCGGCGCGGAACGTACAACTGCAGAAACAGGCAAGCAATCTGACGAACATCATGCAGGTGACGCAGGCTGCGGTGAACGAGCAGATGACGCTTATGGGACAGGATCAAACGAACGCACAGAACGCTTTGGACGAGAAGTATTCTTTGACGAACACCGCTTTGGGAATTATCGCGAAGATACAGGCCGCCGACGCGACGACGCAGGAGAAGATAATGACGCAGACGACGAGCCAGCTTTCGACGATGCTCAAATACGGCGCTACCTTGTCTCCTACGCAGATATCCTATTATTCATCTGTGCTCGGCATTGACCCGCAGACTTTGACGAGCGTGAATGAGAGCGCTTCTTCCCGTTACAACCTGACGACGCAGCTCGACAACGCGAACCTGATGGTGAAGCAGATGACCCTTTCGGGCGGCGGCTTGACCCTGTCGCAATCCCTCCGCCTTTCCACGAACGGAGTCACGAAAGGGGCACAGCAGATAATTGCTTCCGGTTACGCTCAAGGTTCGAGCACCGCAGACATAACGGCGGCTTTGGAAAAGCAGTATCCCGGTCAGGGTTCTACTTTGCTTGCTTCTTTTAACGATGTCATCGGCACGAAGAACATGACAGGTTCCAATATCGACCCGACAACGCAGGCGGAACTTACCGCAGATATCCAGACGGGAAATTATAGTCTCTCTCAATTAGAGGCGGCTTATCCGGACGTTGATCCGGCGTATATCTCATCTCAGATAGCCGCACAATAAAAAAAATGGCAACTACCGTAGTAGGTCGCTTACAATCGGGAAGTGCGCCGACAACTCCTTCGGCGGCTCCTTTGGCTACGCCCAAAGTTCCCGTTGCGGGACGTCTGCAATCAGGGAAAACCACTCCGACCACGAATGTCGCTCCGAAGAACGGTATTCTTTCGGGTCTCGGTCAGGTTGCGAATACCGTGGCGCAGGACTCTTGGGGCGGCATCAAGAACGCTTGGTCTGCCGTAACCTACTGGACTTCCCGCCCGGAGAAAGCAGTCGAGACCACGATTGCGAAAGCGATGGGCGTCCCCGAAGCGAGCAATCTGAACCCTCTGAAAGTGCTTGCGGGCATGACGCCCGGCAGTTCCGACGTCTCGGGGCAGGATATTTTCAACCAGTTGGCGAAGGATTGGGGGAAAGACCCGAACTCATGGGAGACCCGCGTCGGCGCGGGCGTGGGAGGTTTCGCTTTGGACGTCGCCACCGACCCTTTGATGTATGTTTCGGGTGATGGTCTTTTCAATCGGGTGGGCGAGATGTTCGACGAGACGGGGAAAAGCCTCGGCGTCATCTCGAACGAGGGGATGAAAGCCATAAAAGACATGGGCGAAGCGGCGGACATGGGACGTGACGTGACGAAGTACCTTCCCGACGTGATGGAACAGTTCAAAGACGCGGTCAAAGCACGTTATCTGAACGGCGAAGATTCTCTGATAACCGAACGTGGTTTGAAGTTCGCGGGAAAGACCATCTTATCGGGCGACTCCATCGACAAGACAATTTCCGCCGTCCGTGATTCTGCCATCGCGGATTGGGTGCGCGACTCGACGCCCTACAAAGTAGTCCAAGCAACCTTCAACCCGAAGGTCTTGAACGGCGTGGAGATGGACGGTGACTATTACCGCTCCAAGATGCAGACCTTCGCCAAGAACTCCTATGCGAAAGTGAATGGCTGGCTTGCTTCGATAAAGTTCTTCGACGGGGACTCTGCGGTGCATATGACGGCCCAAGACGCTTCCGACTTTTTCCGTTTGGCGAACGATACCACAGCGGAATTGGGTGTCTCGCAGGAAGGCTTGAAGGGTCTCGGAGCCGATGGAATCGCAAAGATAATCAAAGAAGTTCAGCCGGAAGTGTCCGAGAATGTGGCGAAACAGCTTGCTCATTATGTGGACGAATGGCGTCCGATGATGGAAGGCATCAAAAGCGAGACTGGCTTGTCCGACGAGTCCATGCTCAAGGACTACATCAGGAACGTCGGATACAACTCGGAAGAGAAAGTCTACACGCAGTCCCGTCCCATGAAGAAGCTCATCGCCGCCTTCCAGAAGGGACGGGTGAGCGACGAGGATTTCGTGCGGGGCATGATGAAGGCGGCGGGACAGGACGCCGACGCGATAGACCAAGCCATTTATAATCTGAAAAATCCCCTCTTTGAAACAGGGCGGGATGCTTTGCATGACGTCGCCATGAAAGCCCGGTATGCCTACGGCTTATCTGATGACCCCTATCTCTCTTTGGCTACGGAACATGCGGAGACGATGGCTCGCAAGAATCTTTTTGACCATATCAACTACGCCATCTCCGAGTTCGGCAAAGCGATAGACCCGAGCGAGATGAAACAGTACAAGGAGGCGGGTTACGGCATCTACACGCCGAGCTCTTTCTTCACGAGCAAAAACGCTTCCGAGATGTACGCCTTCGAGAACAAGGCGATAGCCGACGACCTGAACCAGATTTTCACGAAAACGCCCGACTCTGGCGTGATGAAAAGCTTGAAAGGTGTTTCCGGACGCCTTGTCAATCTCTACTTCTTTAATCCTTTGACCGCCATCTACCACGTCACGCACAACGTGATGATGAATATGTGGCTTGCGGGCGGTATGAACGCTTTCGACACCGTCACGCAGGGCGTGGAGGACGCACGGGACGGCGGAGCGATCATCGACAGGATGCAACAGGCGGGGGCGCTTCGCCCTTTGTTCAATGACGGGCGTTCCATGCAGGAATTGGGGACGGACATGATGCAACCCCAAACGAAAGGCATCATGGGTTCGGTGCTCGGCGGAAATTACGGCGATGCGATGCGTAAGCTGGGCGACGCTTTGAACCCTTTCGGGAACACGAACGTCGGGAACAAGCTGTTCCAAGGTTCGGATGAAGCGATACGCGCTTCCATCTTCCGTACCGCCTTGAACAAAGGTGCGACGGACTCGGAGGCGGCGGATTATGTAAATCACATCGCGGGGAACTGGCAGAATGTCTCGGCGACGGAGAAAAGTTTTTTCCAAGCCCTCTACCCCTATTATTCTTGGTTCAAGACGAACCTTGACCTGCAGTTCGGTTCTTGGCTCACCAACCCCCAGCGCCAACTCCTGCCCATCAAGGTCTGGAACTCGTTGAACGAAGCCCTTGCAGGCGTTCCTTTGTGGCAGAATGACCAAGGTGCGGCGTGGAAGATAGCGACGGGACAGAAGAACCAGAAGGGTGAGATGGTATATGTCACACCTGCGGCTTCCACGAATCTTGTTCCCGAACTTATCCAAGAAGGCGCACAGGGTCTTTTGAACAAATTGGGTTCGGGGCCGATACCTGAAGCTGGTTCTATTCTTGCGACGGGGAAAGACGTCTATTCTAACCTCTATGGCATCACTTCCCCTTATGCGGATTCCGGCGCTCCTTTTACTTCACGTCTTTTGAACCTTTTCCAGACGGAGGTTCAGCCGCAGGGTACGGACGTGGTAGGGAATACCATAGCAAAAGGCGTTCCCACGGAACTTATCAAAACCTTGACAGGATGGGACACCACGCATCCGATGTGGGAGAACATCGTCCAGACCTTCCTGCAATCCTATACCGCGCCCGTAGAACAGACGTGGATACAGAACTATTACCAGAAAAGCGCCTACCAAAAATATCTGACCGACCTCAAAAAATACCAGAAGAAGCAGGCAAGCGAATAAAATGTTATAATAAAAACATGAACACCGAAGAAAAAGCAACCGCGTATCTTTTGACCATCGTGCAACCTTTGACCCGATATCCCGAGCAGATCGAGATACGTCATCATATGGATAGTGCGGGACGCGGCATCGTCTTGAACGTCATCGCAGAGAGGGATGACCTGCGTTTGCTCATCGGCAAGACGGGACTGATGGCGCGGTGCATCAGGAATATCATGCGTGGCTGGTGCGAACTGAACAACGCCCGAGTGCTCATCCATGTAGGAAACCCCATATCCAACGAACACCATGAAGAATAAAATAAAGAATTTGGCTTTAATTACTTTTAGCGGTGAAGGATGTTCCATCGCCAAAAGGTTCAAAGACAACACCGAAGGCGAGGTCATCGTCGGCATCATCGAAGACCAAGCGGATATCTACACTCCGGACGAGATAAAGAAGATGAAAGAGGAGGGGAAAGACCCCTCCGACGAGGGCGAGAAGGGCGAGACGAAGAAGCTCCGCATGTCGAACTATTCCGGCGTCATTGACGTATATTCCGCCGATAGCGTCGTCGATTATCTGAAGAAAAGGGACGACAAGGACTCATGGTTCGTCTTCTGCGATATGAACACCTGTTTCAAATACGCAGAGAAGCTTTCTGCTTTTATGCCGCACGGCAATTTCCCGACGCTCGAACATCGCATCTTGGAGTCGGACAGGGAAAAAGCAAAAGAGTTCATCGCCCAGAACTATCCCGATGTGGCAAAAGAGAAAGTGTGGGAATGCAAGACCGTGGACGAGGGTATCAAGCTCGTGCAGGACTCGGACGACATGCTGGTTCTCAAAGGGAACAATCCTGAAGCGCCGACCATCGTGCCCCCGGGCGAGGATATCGAGACCTGCAAAGAACTTTTGATAAATGCGCTTGAAGAGAACAAAGACCTCTATAATGCGGGCGGCATGATCTTCGAAGTGAAGCTGGAGGACGCCATCGAGCTCACGCCAGAACGCATCTACTATGACGGCGAAGAGGTCTTCACTTCTTTGGATATCGAGACGAAAAGGAAATACGCTGGTGATGTCGGTTCGGAGTTGGTCGGTTGCGGAACGGACATGGTCTTGCTGACAGAGATGGACGACAAGATAAATACCATCGCTTTTCCTCCCATCGTGGACGAGATGGCGAAAAAAGCGAAAGGGATGTTCGTATGGGATCTGTCCGTCTTGATCTCGAAAGCATCGGGGAAGATATATCCCGGCGAGTTCTGCGCGAACCGCGTGGGCTACGACGATTTCACCTCTCAGATGGAAGGAGTGAACCCCGTGGATTATTTCAATGATATCGTCAATTTCCGCAACCCGATAAGGAACAAGAAAATGTCCTGTTCTGTCCGCATCTTCAACGATGAGTCGGAGAAAGAAGGCATCAAGATGATGATCCCGGAGGACATCGCCGAGCACTGCTGGCCTATGGACGCCAAAATGGTCAAAGGAGAGTGGGTTACGGCGGGCTACGACCCCTCTGCTTGCGTCATAACGGGGCATGGTAACGACTTCCTTTCGGCGGTGGAGGCTACCTACGCCTCCGTGGATAAGTTCGCTCTGGCGACGAAAAGGTGGGGTTATCGCTGTAAAGGAGATTTCCTCGATGACTCCTATGGGACATCCCTTGCGGTGCGTTACAACTACGCCGTCGAGAAAGGTTTCATCACGGGGTACGATCTGTATGCGGGCGACGGCGATACCGACGGGAAAATAAAGAACATGCGTGACGGATACGAGAAGAAAATGAAAGACCTGTCCGACAAACATGCGGGAGACCTCCGTTCTTTGCGTGATGAGATAAAAGAAATACTCAAAGATGCTTGATACCGAGAAGAAAAAAAAGCTCCGCAAGCTGCTCATCGAGCTTGACCCGCAGGAGGGTTATAGCGAACTGGTGAACGACGTGGAGAAAAGTTCTTCCTCCATCGAAGAGATGAAGAAACTTTTCGACGCCCATAAAAAAGAGTGGCGGAAAGCCATGAAAGAAGCGATGGATGAACAGTCCCGCCAGCATGAGATCCGCATGGCGGAGTTCGACCGCAAGAGTTCCGCCGCCGTGCAACGCTTGTCGTCCGTCGTGGATGAGAAATCGGAGAAGCACTCGAAAGAGCTGGCGAAAGTGAAAGAAGAGAATACACAGATAATCTCGAAGCTCCGTGACGAGATACGCATTTCCTATTCCAAGATGGGGGGCGCTTCCATGCCCGTCCTTCTCCAGCAAGAGGACGCTGTTTTCGTGCCGGACGGCGTGACCACGACCTACTATTTCTATAATAAGCCCGTCTATATCGTCGTAGGAGGGGCACAACTTGTGGCGGGGGACGGATATTCCACGCCCGTTCCGCAGACGGACGGCTGGGAGGTTACTTTTGTGAACCCTCCGGCGGCGGCAACGACCTATTCGAGCGCGCAGACGCCCCATTCATTCCATTATTAAAAATAATAAAATGCTTAAAAAATTCCTCATCTCTTTCGGCGTTCTCTCGCTCTTGACCCTCGGCTTTGCTTTCGGAGCGCAAGCCTCTTCACCGTGTCTCACGGGTTCGGGGGGCGGAACGGGAATCTGTATGAATGTTCCTACTTCAAGTATAGGATATAACCTCTATCTTTCCACGACGACCACGAACGGCGCTCCCGTTTATGGTTTTCAAGCGAACGGAACGGGCGGCGGCTCCTCCACCCTCGTCTACGCGGGCAACGGCATCCTCGTGAACGCCTCCGGCACGAACGGCTATGTCGTCATAAACAACGGCGTGACGAGCACGGCGAACCTCGTGGGGCTTACGCCCATCTCGATATCGCCGACGGGCACGATACTCTTCACGAATCCGGGATACGTCACCTCTTCCACGGGCCTTACTTACTTCTTCCCCGCGACCTCGACCATTTTCCTTTCCACCTCCACGGGACTCACTACGGCGAACTTCGCCACTACCTCAATCTCCCAGTGGAATAACGACTCGCACTACGTCACCTCGACTTCCGGCGGCTCCCTCTCCACCTCCTCCGCCCCTTCGGCCTTCTACTTCCCCTACTGGGCGAACGCGACGGGGGGGCTTTCGGGAACCTCGACGCTTTTCTACTCCTCCTCCACCGGCAACGTCGGCATCGGGACGACGAATCCGGGGGCGATTTTGGATGTTGAATCTGCTGAGCCTAATATTTATCTTAAGGCTACAACTGCCACGAACCCTGCTTGGTACACTGTCGCAAATGGCACAGCCTTGGATTTATTTGGTGCAGAGTCATCGGTGGGCGGGTCTATATTACCTGGTTCTCAGCCTTACGACGCATTTATGTTTGGGCAAGGTTCGGTGGGAGGTTTAAGTTTAGGAACTCATAATGTGGTCAGGATGAGGATAGATATAAACGGCAACGTCGGCATCGGGACGACGAGTCCGAGTTCCACCTTGACCGTAAATGGCTCATTCGCAACGGGGAATATAAATATCTCAACTTCTACGACTCTGACCGCTACATCTTCTCTTGTTTTTTGGATAGCGACTTCAAGCGCAGGGACAGTTACTCTTCCTACTATCGCCTCGGTAGCGGGCGGGACGTGCGTTACAGTAACCGATGCGGGCGGCAACGCGGGGACGAACGCAATCACGGTGGCGGGGCAAGGGAGCAATACTATCAATGGATTAGCCACCACAACGATCGCTACAAATGCCATGTCGCTAAGTTTCTGTAGCAATAAATCTTCATGGTATATCCAATAAACTAACCAATAAACCCATGCTCAACATCCCCTCGACAATCAACGACGAAGTAGTCTTGAATTACGCTATCCAGCAAGGTTATCAATCCCAGATAATCGTCACCCCAGCCACGCAAGGCTCGCAGGAAACCCTGTCTTACGACTCAAAAGGAAATCCGATAGACGTTCCTGCCGTCTTGCCGACTCCCGCCGTGATGGGCGACAACCCTGTTTCGCCCGAGGATTTTGTGACCGACTTCCTTACTAACGAAATGATAGCTTCATATAAGACAGCGCAGATCTCGGCGGCGGTAGCCCAAGCGGTTCAGGACGCTACGGAACAGGCGACGCAAACAGTCGAAGCGTCGATCAGCGAAGCAAAAAACAACATGGCGCAAAAAGCGCAGATAAAGGCATGAACAGGAAACTTCTCATATTGCTGGGGGCGGTGACAGCAGGAATACTCACGGCTGGCTCCTTGAGCTATGCCAGTTATATCGGTTCGCTTGGTGCAGGGATAGTGACATCAAGTTCTACTGCGAATAGCTATTCCGCGCAGAACGTCAACTGCTCGTCGGGACAGTATCTCACCTATGCCTCGTCCACGAACACGCTCTCATGTTCAACTCCGGCGACGGGAGCGGCGGGTGGCGTGGCGACGACTACTCCATTTACTGCGGGATACCTTCCTTTCGCTTCTAGTTCTCTCGCACTCACGAACTCCACGATTTACGAATCAACCTCCACGAATGATATAAACATCGCCACCACGACCGATTTGGGTTATGCCCTCGGCGTGAATGGGAGTATTGACGCTACGGGCGGGATTTATATGAATGGGGTCATCGTTTCTACGATAACTTCTACTTCGTCTCTCACGGGTGTTACTTCGGGTGGTTCTCCCTACACGACGGCTCTTGGTGTCGGTGCGGCAGCAACGACGACTGGGATATCTAATACGTTTATTGGCTATCAGGCGGGAAATGAAGACACCACCGGCAACTACAACACCGCGAACGGCTATGAATCCCTCTACTCCAACACCACAGGATTCTACAACACAGCGAATGGAGTTAATTCTCTCTACTCCAACACCACAGGATACCAGAACACAGCGAACGGCTATGAATCCCTCTACTCCAACATCACCGGCGGCAACAACACCGCGAACGGCTATAATTCCCTCGCCGCCAACACCACAGGAAACTACAACACAGCGAATGGAGTTAATTCTCTCCTCTCCAACACCGCAGGATACCAGAACACAGCGAACGGCTATGAATCCCTCTACTCCAACACCACAGGAAAATACAACACAGCGAATGGAGTTAATTCTCTCTACTCCAACACCGGCAACTACAACACCGCGAACGGCTATGAATCCCTCTACTCCAACACCACAGGATTCTACAACACAGCGAATGGAGTTAATTCTCTCCTCTCCAACACCGCAGGATACTACAACACAGCGAATGGATATGCTTCCCTCACCGCCAACACCACCGGCGGCAACAACACAGCGAATGGAGTTAATTCTCTCCTCTCCAACACCACAGGAAACCAGAACACAGCGGATGGCTTTGCTTCCCTCAGCGCCAACACCACCGGCGGCAACAACACAGCGAACGGCTATAATTCCCTCGCCGCCAACACCACAGGAAGCAATAATGTAGGCATTGGGAACGGCGCGGGTAATTCAGGTTTAGGTGTTTTTAACGGAGATGTTTTTATTGGAACGAATACTGGCGGAGAAACCGGTAGCACTCCAATTTCCTATGCTACCGACATAGGAAATTATGCGGGGACGAATGAAGCGGGAGGATACGGTGTATCAATCGGAAATTATGCTGGCTCGAACGCAACAGGCTCAAACCTTTTCTATCTTGGAGATATACAGCAATCCACCGCCGCCAACGACCAAAAGTACTCTCTCCTCTATGGAAACTTCGCGGGAGTAACGGCGACGACGACTGGACAATTCCTCGACGTGAACGGGCATCTCGGCTCGGCAACGTCCTCGGTTTCCGTTACGTCCTGTGGCACGGGTTCTCCCAGCGTAACTGGTTCGGACAACGGTGGCGTGATAACCGCAGGAACAGTAGCGACGACCTGCACACTTAACTTCGCTTCGGCGTGGACGTACCTTCCCTCATGCGTCGTGACGAGCAGGACGGCGAGCATCGTCGTGGGATACAGCGTGACGACCTCGACGCTAGTCATCACCAACGCAACGCTTGGTGCGGATGTAATTGATTTTCGTTGCATGGGGAACCCTTACTGACATGAAATCCACCCTCCAGCAGGACTTCCTCGTGTTCCGCACCGAGATGGGCGTGAAGCTCGACTACCTCACCGCCGAGGTGAAGAACATGCGCGACGGCACCGTGGCGAAGATAGCCTCGCTGGAGCGCGACAAGGCGGACCGCAAGGAGGTCGAGATGATCCAGAAGCGCGTCAACGTGGACATCGAGTCCCGGATCCGCGCCCTCGAGCGGAATCAGGACGAGGACAACGGGAAGTCCGAGGGGTCGAGCCTCTCGTGGGGGACCGTCGTGACCATCGTCGGGCTGGTCATCGGGGTTCTGACATTGCTCGCCTACATACATTTCCATGCCTAAGCACGATTTAATCATAAAAGACGACCCGCGCGACTGGCGCATGGGCGACGGGCATATCGAACTCAAGGGGACGACGGCGGACTGGCTCCCCCATTTCCTGTTCGACGACCGCCAGCTCCTCCCCGACGGGAACGACACCGACTGCTGCTGGGACTTCTCGAACAACAAGATCTTCGACGCGCTGATGGACGCGCTCATGCCGACGCTCCCCACGGACGTACAGCAGAGGATTGCGGCGATGGGCTTCATGGACGTGTCTTCCGTCGATAATTCTCCCCACTTCCATTCGAGCGACCGCCTCATAGCCGTCCTTTCGGGCGCGTTGCAGAACGGCGGGACCATCCCCGAATGGTGGCAGTGGGCGCAGAAAGTCGGGGTCGTGCCCTATGCGATGCTCCCCGACACGCAGACCCTGTCCCAGTGGGACGCGACGAACATCCCGCAGAACGTCTTGGAGGTCGGGACGCAGTTCTTGGCATTGATGGGCGGCAAGGATTTTCTGCAATATCATTGGGTGAACGACGGCGGCGCGACCGACATCGCGGCCATGGCGGCGGCGTTGCCTACCGCCCCGTTGGCTTTGGGCATCCCCGTGAATGACGCAGGGTGGAACCAGACATGCCCCACGATAGCCACGGGCGCCCCCGTCCACGTCGTCGCCGCCTACGCCATCGACGGCACGACCGTGCTCGTGAAGGACAATTACGCCCCCTATTTCAAGGAACTGTTGCCGGGCTACCAGATAAGCTACGCCCTCCAGCCGGTCATACGGTACGTCCCCCCTCCCCCTCCCGCCCCGCTCCCGCCAGACCCGACCTTCCCCGCATCCCCCACCCCCGCGCAGGTGTCGCTCTGGCAGTCGTGGCTCGCCGCCCTTAAGCAGTGGATACTGGGGATTGAATCCGAGGGGAAAATGTGATATGATGGAAGCATGAAAATAACAAAGGAGAAAACCGCGAAGACAAGCCCCGAAATCGAGGCGTTGGCGGCGTTGGAGAGGAAGGTCGCGAAGATGCAGGAGGAAATAGACGCGCTGAAACAGCGCCCCCCCACGCCGCCCATCTTCCCGCAGTGCCCGCTTCCGCACTGTCCGAACTCGCAATGGAAGTTCATCCCCTGCCAACAGTGGCCGCCGAACATGACACAACCATGGCCAGGATACCTAAACACGACATGGATATGAACATCATCGCTTCCTCCACCGCCGTCCAGACGACCTGCCCGCACGTCGTGCGAAACTGGGGCTTCGTCGTGCGCGACCGCTGGGGCATGAGGCGCATCGTGTGCGCGGACTGCCTCGCGTTCTTCCTGAAGGGAGCGACGGAGCAAAAGGTCAATAAAGAAAAAGAAAAAGAAAATGTCCAAATTATTCCATCTTAACGTGGCGGATTGGGTCAAGGCGTCCGTCATCGCCATCCTGACCCCCGTGGCTGGCTATGTCGGACAGCTCCTGACGGCGTTCTCGCAGGGAGGCTCTTTCGCCCCCGACTGGACGACGGTATGGCATCTCGCGCTCGCTGGAGCAGTGGCATATTTAACTAAGCAATTTCTGACGAACTCACAAGGCGTTCCCTTGACGGGCGAACCGAAAGTATATGAAGCATGAGCCTGATATCCTGAAACTCCCGACCTCACTCTCTGCCGGGAGGAACGAGGACAGCAGACTCGGCAACGCACATTCAAAAAATAAGGAGGCAAGATGACCCATTGCCCGCACTGCAACATCCGCCTCGCCCTCGCGGACAGGTGGAACTGCTCCAACTGCGGGAAGCTCCTGAACGGGACTCCCGCAAGACAGAAACCCAAGCGGAACAAGGAGGTGATCCAGCCATCTCGCGTCAGGGTGAACTGACGTGAAGCGGCAGGTGTACCTCTGGTACGGCTGTCCCGTCAGGCTGGAGAAGCGCATAGGCCGCCTCTGCGGAAACGAATACTGGGAAGTCACCACCCTGTACACGCCCGAGCCGGAAAGCATGACGATAGCCATCCCCATTCTTCCCCGCCAAGCCCCCCGCGTTTAGCTCCTTCCTTCCCGGCAAGCCCCTGGCTTCCGGCCCACAAGTCCCGCCGTCCCCATGCACGGCGGGCGACTTTTCTGAAGACCAGACGTAAACGAAACCGCCGAATCAGTTTACTTCCCCCGCAGGCATGTAAACCAAAGTAAAGAGACAAGACCATGCTCACTGCACTCATAAAGCTCCTCGCCGTCGTCGCCCTGCTCAAGTGGATGCTCTTCGGGTAGGGTTTCCATGGCGTGCGCGTCCCCCGTTGCGGCAGGGCGGCGGAAATGGTAGGATTGAGGCAGGTTCCTTGTGATGCCGGATTAAATTAAGTCCCGCCCCATAGGTGCGCGACCGGGAGCGGGGAATAGCCTCTGCCTGCGCGGAACAGTGCCGACTGGCGAAACACGGTCGGAGGAAAATCATGCGCGGAGTACGGAGAACGATCGCGCTCCGGCATCAGAGGGAAGCTTCCCAAAAAGCCGCAAACCAATCTTTCCCTCTAAAGGAAAAATCTCAATAGAGATAGGGAGCAGTCGCCCGACTTATGAAACGAATACTATGCTTTTCTTTAGTCTTTCTTATAAACTTCTTGTCCCCTAGGACATACCCCCTCTTTGCCCCTAAAACGCTCTACACGCTCTCTTTTGGTCTTTGGGCTATCCCTCTCTCGTTCGTGCCGAATAACCCTCAAATCGACGCACGGGTAGTGAATTGCGAGTCGAGTGGAGTGAACATCTCACGTCCGGACAGCAACGGGCGCATATCCGACGGCGTGGCGCAGTTCAATCGTGGCGCCGATGGAACGATAAAAGACGGAACATGGGGCATGATGTCCCGTCTCTCCGGTATAAATGGCTCTCCTTTGATACCGTCCGATGCAATTAAAATGCTCGATTGGGCCATCTCTCATGGCTACGGAGACCACTGGACATGCTATCGGAGGATAACAAAAAACGGCGTGGCCTCTTAAAAGGGGTCGCCGCTTCTTGACGCGCTTCGATATAGTAAAAGTTATCACAACACAAAGGTTACTCTATGTATCTGTGCATAACTCAATTTTGAGGCGCTTGACAGGACGTTCTCTTTTGCTAAACTGTTCTAGTAAGTCAGCATCTTTTTGGGGAAGATGGTGGCATAAGCCCCCAGTCGCCCCAAACGGTTGGGGGCTTTTGTATTCCAAGTCCGGGGGTTAAAACGGGGGACTCTAAATTGCCCGTATCCAATAAGCCTGTTCGCCGGGCAGAAACGCGAAAAGGGAAACGATATATATTGGACTCCTCTGCCGCCGATTATTATTTTTAATAATGGGGGGTAGGGGGGGCCATCAGAAGGGAAAGCAATATAAATTAAAATACAATGCTTAAGGCTGACCTGACCCCTCATAAACTAACTGACGGAACATGAAAGAAGAAAAAGGAAATGAATGTACTTAGTTGCTTTGATGGAATTGCATGTGCTCGTGTCTCCTTGAACAAGGCGGGTATTCCCGTCGAGCATTATTGGGCTTCCGAGATTGAACCGAGTGCCATGCGAATAGCCCAAAAACGGTGGCCGGACATCATCGAGGTCGGTTCGATCGTGGGTCTTTTGGAAAGTGGATGGATTGACGAACCGATAGATTTGCTCATAGGTGGAAGTCCTTGTCAAGACCTAAGCATCGCCAAGAAAGGGCGTGAAGGACTTGCCGGAAAACGTAGCGGACTGTTCTATGAGTTCTTGCGACTGAAAGAGGTTTTGAAGCCCAAATGGTTCATCTTGGAAAACGTTAATTCAATGCCCAAAGAGGCGAAAGAAGAAATATCGAAACTTAGCATAACTCCCTCTTTTGACAAATGCCGAGGGTGGGTATATACTTCCTAGTATCAGGGTCGGGGAACGTGGGGGATAAAGATGTAGGACGCTTCGGTTCCGGCTGGTGCTATCCCTTCTGCTTCCATAGTTCCCCTTCTCCTGTGAAAAAATAAAGATTAAATAAAGTCGAAAAAAATATGAAAAAAGAACAAGTGCAGGAATTGGTCAGAGAGTTGATAAGAAAATACGTCGCCGACGACGGCTTGCGTCCGGAGTACGACGGCATGAGCGCATGGTCGCTCGCGGGTCATATCATGGACTCGATCCATTTCGCGGAGATGCCGCAGGAACCAGCGGAAAGCGACTCTATAAATTATCTTTTAGCACATTAAAACCATGTACGAATACAGAGACGAGAAAGGTGAACATATGCATTTATTGGACGGCAAGCCTTTGATTGGAACTTCCACGGTAGTGCAGGTTTTGGCGAAACCGCTGACGTGGTGGGCTTCGGGTTTGGCGGTGGCGGAGCTCGGGTGGGTCAAGAAGCTCGATACGAGGAAGCATCCTACGGAAGAAGAGCAGGAGAAGAATAGGATAGAGCGTGAGAATGCTTCCTCTTTGTGGAAAGACAAGATAACGGAAATGTCCTATGAGGATTACCAGTCTCTCTTGGACAGTGCTTATGCCGCCCATTCGAAAGTCCTGAAGAGTTCGGCTAATAAAGGGACGGATATGCACGAGGAGTTGGAAAGCTACGTCAAGCAGTGCATCGAAGCGGATGAGATGATCGTAGTGGGAGACATGGATTTTCCTCTTCCAGTCAGGATTTTTTCTTCGTGGGCGGTCGAGAACGTCAAGCGCTTCATCGTTTCCGAAGGGCATTGTTATTCGGAGAGGTTGTGGACGGGCGGTATCGTCGATTGCGTCGCCGAGTTGAGGAACGGGAAGTACGCCATCATCGACTTCAAATCTTCAAAAGAGGCGTACATCAGCCAGTTCATCCAGATCGCAGGATATGATATCGCCATCGAAGAGCACGGTCTCTACGATGCGGACGGTATGAAGATGAAGAAGGACTATCTCACGAAGTTCGCCGATTGCTACATCGTCTTTCCTTTCGGCGCGGAGGTCGTGGAACCTTTTTTCCGTTACGATACAGGAGAGCTTCGTAAGGCTTTCGAGTCGGCGGTTGTCTTGCATAAAGTTATCAACCTTCAAAATTAAAAGGTCGCAAAAAATAAAAACCAAGAAAAAACCAAAAGATGCCAGAGATAAAGTTCCCAAGCAAGTTTCTCAAGGCGAATGTCAATGTCGAAGAGGGCGATTGCATCAAATTCGTTGATGTCGGAGCCCAAGACGATAAAGGACAGTGGATTTTCACGGTCGCCATCATCCCGAAAGACGTAGGCGTGGCCACGGAGACCAAGAAGTTCCAGATGAACAAGAAGAACTTCAAGGCGGTCTCGGCGCTCTACGGGACGAACAGCGATAATTGGAAGGGCAAAGAGATGCAGGTGCATATCGGCACGGCGAACAATCCGCAGACCGGGGAGGAAGTGCCGAGCATCCAGCTCAAAGCGGTCGGTGGCGCGGATCCGGAAGACGTTCGCGAGTTCAATGAACGCTAAAAAAAGACCATGGAGATACAACCAAGGACTGCACAACAAAATAAAGCACTTCATCTGTATTTCCAGTTGGTTGCGGAAGCATTGAACGCCGCAGGACTCGATATCCGCACGACTTTGACCTCGTATGATGCGGAGATAGCGTGGACGAAGACGATGGTCAAAGAGCTTTTGTGGAGGCCTCTCATGGAGATCCAGCTTGGCAAGTCGAGCACTGCGGAGATGGACACGATGGACATCGATATCGTGTACGATACCGTGAACGCTTTCCTTGCCAAGCATGGCATCCATGAAGACTTCCCCGCGAAAGAAATACTACATGGCTCCGATACCCAGAAAACTTAGGCAGGAACTTGCGGCTGACCCGTTCTATTCCGTGTGCGCGCGAAAGAACGCAGAGTGCCAAGGACGGATAACGTGGGAACATGCCTTGACCTATGCAGGTCGTCAAATACAGGCTCCTTTCGCCATCATTCCTCTCTTTTATCGGCATCATCTCCGAGACCTTTTGGACAAAAAATGGAACATCTTTTTCGCCATGTCGAGGGCGAAAAAAGAAGATAAAGAAAAATATCCCAGATTGCCGTGGAAACAATACGAATCAAGCCCCTTACTGTAAACCAGTGTTTTCAAGGAAGGCACTATATCACGCGGGAGTTCGAGGCATACCGGGAAGCGCTTGCATATCTTATCCCGAAGCCGAAGGCTTTCCCCATCGGAAAACTGGACGTGAAATATGAGTTCGGCGTCTCTGCGAAAAGCGCCGACGGGGACAATCTCATCAAAGCCTTCCAAGATTGTCTGGCGGCGAAGTACGGTTTCAACGATAGGGATATCTACCATTGGGACGTAACCAAAGTGCTCGTTAAAAAAGGCGAAGAGTACATAAAATTTTCTATCAAACCAAATGCATGGGGGAAAATTGAGGAATAAATTCTTGTGTCCGATGTGCGGTTTCTGGAAAGCGAAACCGTGCCGAGGAGGTTTCAGGGCGGCGCATGAGTGCGTGAGATGCGGTTCAATAGAGGGGGGGGTAAAAAATAAAAACTATGGAAAAAGATACCAATAAAAAGTGTGAAGACTGCTCCTCCTGCTCCTGCTGCTCCTCCTGCTCCTCCTGCTCCTCCTGCTCCTCCTGCTACTCCTGCTAATCCTGCTACTCCTGCTCCTGCTGCTACTCCTGCTCCTACTGCTACTCCTGCTCCTCCTGCTCCTCCTGCTACTCCTGCTCCTCCTGCTCCTACTGCTACTCCTGCTCCTCCTGCTCCTCCTGCTACTCCTGCTCCTACTCGAAAAATCTAAAGATGTCGGAGTATATGCTGTTCTGCCTCGGCACGGATAAATACGTGTCAAGCGGGGAAGGATACCAGAAAAGCTATAGGGTGTTCAACAAGGATGTCGAAAAATCGGAATGGGAAAAAGTGAAGAGTTCAATGCCGAAAATCGAGCTTCCTTTGACGCACTGGATTGAAGAAAAGAACATGACGGGGGATGAGAAAAAGTCCAATCCGATTCATGGGGAAATCGGCGGATACCTAAAAGTCCTGCCATACGAGGGTTCGTGGAAGGCATGGTGGGATGGCGCGGCAGAAAAAGACAAGGATGCGATACTCAACTGCGGATACTTCGATCAAAAAGTTTTTGAGGGCATCACGGGCATCAAGGATGTTTATGCCGCACCGACGTTGAAGGGGAAAAAGGTCAGCGTCGAACTTGACGGCGTAAAGTATGAGGCAATAATAATCTGATTTCCCCAAGAGGGGGAAGATGAGAAAAAGAGATGATTACTACAGGAATTATCGTTTTTATAATCGCATATTCTTTTGGCTACTACGTGAGGGATTCCCGCGACGGAAGAAGGGAAAACCGGTGCAAGAACGGAAAACATCGGTTCAATAGGACGGGATATGTGAGTGAACTCGATCTCAAAAAAGGAAGACCGAAATACTATTGCCAGAAATGCGATAATGGATTTGATGAGAACTGTGGAAAAATACCGAAAGTTGTGGGTGAATTACTCTCAATGAAACAACTTGCTGAAATGTACCCTGAAATGTTTGGAAAAGAATGGGAAAAGACAAAAAAATATATTAAGTCTGAATGGTTCGAGGCAAAACGCGGGATACATTCGGAGAAGCCGGAACTGGTCAGGGACATCATAGAAAAATGCTTCGACGGAAAAAAGATAGAGTTGTTCGCCCGACAAAAGACAGAAGGGTGGGACGTTTGGGGAAATGAGGTCGAAAACGATATAGAACTGGCGGCGTAATTTCCCCAAGCCCCCTAAGCATCTCAAGAAATAAACCTAAATAACTATCATATGAACCCAGATACCAATTATCTCATCAGCATGACCGACGGCATCCAGCTTTTTTGCATTGCTTTGCACGTCAAATCAGGAACGCTGACTGGCGATGCAGAAAAGTATTTTTTGGAACCCGAAAACAAGGCGCAATTCAAAAAACTGCTTCCCCGTCACTGTAAGGATATTGGTGAAATAATCAAAGTCGAAGAAATTTTTGAAATCGTACCGTAATCCCTCCCTCCTGAAATAAACCTAACACTATAGAAGATTATGAAAATGATTAAACCAGAAGAAATTATCGTTGACTTATACGAAATGCGTGCCTCAACGATAAAACCGTTACAGGCGCGACAAATGAAAAAGGTGCATGATTTGGTTCAGTACAACTTTCTCAATGTGATAATCGCTCAGTTATCCGACAAGTACAAAGTAAAGTACAAAGACATCGAGGAAGTCATCAGAGAGAGAAGTCAGCACAACAACGTCTGTCTCCAATGCAACCAAAACAGTGTCTTTACGACATGTAAATCATGTACCTGTCCTCGGTTTTGTCCCCAACCCCCCTCTCCCGCCGAACCGAGGAACCCCAAAAAAGAGTTTATCGACCACCAAATGAACTTGATAGCCGATAACGCACAGATGTCCATAATGAAGCCGTTTATGTCCTCCACCCCCTCTGACCTGAACGGGACGAACGCGATGAAGTGTTGTGGTGGTTTAGGCCTCATGGGTAAGTGTGGCAGGGGAACAAAGAAAGGATGTAATGGAGTGCATTGTAAGTGTATGGAGGACGCCTGTGGAAATATGCACTACGTTGATTGTTTCGAGCATTACATTCACCTTGAGCATGTTGAAAAGTCCATTGAAGTTATCCTAGCTCCGGCAGGAACTCCGCTTGCACGGTTCCAGAAAGAACGAACCGATGCAATAAGCGAAATGTTCGACGGAGAGGATACAAATGGAATCTACCCTACAAGTCATTTTTTCGCCCGACTCGATAAATGCTTTTCAGAGGAATTATCTCGTATTTCCAAGGAAGCGGAAGAACGGGGAAGAAGAAAAGGATATAAGCTTGGCTATTACGGGAAAGATAGCTATAAAAGTGATTTGTATATCGCCGAAGCTACCGCCGCCGCATACGATAAAGCGATTCATATAACCCTCCCTCCTGAAATAAACCTAACGCTATAGAAGATTATGAATTGTAACCATTCGCGCGAAAACTGTACTTGTAACTGGCCTATGAGCAACACCCAATCCCCCTCTCCCGCCGAACCGACAAAAAAGAAAGTATCGCAAGATGGTTGCTCACATCAATACGATAAGACGGGGAATAATCTCCTATGCGTGAACTGCGACAAGATTATTCCCTCCACGAAACCCCATGACCGTCCCCTTCCCCAAGGAGCGAACCTGTAGTAACCCGATGACCAAACTGCACAACGCCTCTGATGAGGAAAATCGATGAATTCATCTCCCTCGCCGTCCGCCGGGCGGCGGCGGCGGCGAGGGCGGCGGTCAAATCCAAGTGCAACAAATTCATCCTTCAAAGGATTGCCCTTAAAGACAAATGATTACTTCGCTAAGCATGAACATATTGAAAAAGAAGCCAGTCT